AATGATATGCTCGAGGAATATGAATTTAATATGAATGAGCGTAAATCATTACCAAAATGGGTAGAGGAAGAGTTGACAGAATTACATTTTTTAGCACAGACTGGTTGCTGGATGTTTTTTGTACGATAAGTCTTGATGAAAAAATAAGGAGGAATAAAAATGTTTAATGAAGAAAAGGACAATGTTAAAATTTATGTGATTAATTCTAATACAGGTCATGTAGTTAGAAGTGAAGATATATTAACAAGTGAGTCATTAATAACAGTTGCAAAGAGATACGCAACTAAAGACTCTATTGTTGTTACTTCAATATCTGATATTTTTTATTGTTTCTATATTAAGAGGAAAGTGTATTTATGTGACACCACCGCTAATATGGAATTAATCAACTATTTTAAAGATGTAATAGACGGTTTATATGATAATGCTAGAGATAGTTTTCATATTACATATGGTAGAGTTGCAACATTATGTGAGTCAATTAATACTGTAGACCATAGTAAATATGATGCTATTTTAACTTGTATAGATGATATATGGGAAACAAGATATTATTCAAGATTTTTAAGGAGAGGTAAAAATGATTAGATACAGATTGCATAACATTACCAATTTTGGTGTAGAAATACACGACTTTCACACTGAAAACTCGCTAAACAACTACATAGCCTTATTTGTAGACGAACCCTACTGGGTAGAAAATTTGTATACTAATAAAAACATTTATGTTGGTTTTGATGGAGAAGCCTATACCATTGATACTAAGGGAAATAAAGACTATATAGAGACATTTCAAAATCATAAAATCGATTCAGATAATGTTTCACGTGAAACATTGCATGAAACTCCTACAGCATGGATAGCAAGGCACACAACTACAGAAGAAAAAGAGCCATTTACCAAATTAGAAAAAATATCATCTTTCTTGGGAATCTTATCTGTTATAATCATGGCAACATTTTTACTATATCTTTTCTTATCTTCTGTATCATTCATAGCAGAGCACTTTTCAGAATTTACATGGAAAGTATTTAACATATTATAAGGAGGAAAAAACATGGCAAAATTAACAAATAAATTATTGCGCTACAAAGTAATGTTCACAAAAGGGGGCACAGGCGGATACACCGCCCGTGTCATGCTTCCAAAAGAAGCGGTTAAAGACTTAGATATCCATGCGGGCGATTATATCGAATATACACGTGTTCCTCACGGATTATTATTAAGAAAGGTGCAAAAGGAGGGCGACTAAAAGATGTCTAATAAGCGTATTAAAAAGAAACAAACAAAAGCGTCTATATTGCAACAGCAATATGCTAAAGAATATAATAAATATCTAGCACGTGTCAGAAATCAACAGAAACAAGGTGTACAGGCTCAGAGAATTAAGCGAGTAAAAAAACCCACTCAAGCATCTATCGAAAGACTGAAAAAACAGACAGCTAAAGAAATTCGTGATAAAGCGTCCGTTGTAAATATGCTCACAGGTGAATTAATAACCTATAAAGAGTATGGTCGAAAACATGCACTTGAAATAAATAGAGTTTTCACTAAATTAACACCACAAGAACAAGAATATGCTCGGTTTCATGGTTACACTAACGCAAAGGGATTAAAGACATTGCAAAAGACAGGTATCAAGGTAAATGTAGCAACACCTGTATTAGACTATGAAGCCATTATTGATTCATGGTATGATTCATTGGAAAGTTTCGCGCCAAAAACAGCTTATTATTTACGTGAAAAAACAGACTCTTTATTATACAATGCATCAGATAAAGAAAGAGCGTTATTTGCGTATACGTATTCTAAAGAACCCGAAGCATTTCCAACCGAACCATATATGGATAAAGCTACAGTTGATGCTGTCTTTTGGAATATTTTGCGTAGAATGGGTGTGCTTAGTACAACAGAAGATTTTCAAGAATTTCTCCAAGAACAGGATATTGTTATTGAAAAAGAATAAAAGAGGTGATTATAATGCCACGTAAAAAGAATATTACTTTTTGGGCTTGTGATTTTGAAACAACTGTATGGGGTGAAAAAGTAGAGCAAGAAAAAGGTAAAAAACAAGATAGTACAGAAGTTTGGTCGGGTGCTGACGTGGCTTTATATGACAACACCGAAACTGTAACAATAACTCATTCGATAAGAGATTTTTTAAACAGGTTTTTGACAATGAAAGGCAATAATATATTGTACTTTCATAACCTTGCCTTTGACGGTTCATTCATCATTGATTTTCTGTTAAAAGAGGGTTGGCGTTGGGTGCACTGTAAAGATAAAGAAATGAAATCAAAAGAATTTCAAACCTGTATATCTGATATGGGCTCATGGTACTGGGTTAAATTAAAATGGAATAAGACTTTTTTGGAGATTCGAAACTCTTTAAAGCTTATGCCATCCTCATTGAAAAATATCGGGAAATCATTTGGCACAAAACACCAAAAATTAGACATGAATTATGAGGGTGAAAGGTACGCTTATTGCGAAATAACAGAAAGTGAAAAGAAATATATTGAAAATGATGTGTTAGTGTTAAAAGAAGCATTAGAAATGATGTTTGACGAAAAGCATGATAAATTGACAATAGGTTCGTGCTGTTTGGCAGAATTTAAAGGCTTTTATGAAAAGAAACAATATGATAAGTTGTTTCCCGATATCAGAGAAGATTATCTTGATGAATCAATAACAGGTGTATGGAATCAGTGGGATTATGTTCACAAATCATTTCATGGGGGATGGTGTTATGTTAACCCTCAATATGCGCACACGGTAGTTGGTTGGGGTTTAGTGCTTGACGTAAACTCTCTGTACCCGTCCATGATGCATAGCATTAGCGGCAACAAATATCCATTTGGGCGCGGGGAATATCATAGGGGAGCGCCACCCGATGAACTTATAAGCTCCGATAATAAATATTTTTTCATTCGATTTAACTGTCGTTTTCAGTTAAAAAAGGGAGCTTTTCCATGGGTACATATTAGACAGAGTGCATTATATAAGTCGAATGAAAATTTATATAGCTCCAACGTTAGGTATAAAGGTGAATACTATCGATATTATCGTGATATTGATGGACAGACGCATGACACTAATATTACTCTCACTATGACTTGCACAGACTGGAAGTTATTCCAAGAAACTTATGACATCTATGATTTGGTTATCTATGATTATATATGGTTCTACGCTAGAGAGGGGTTTTTTGACGAATATATAGATAAATACGGTGAAGAAAAGAGAACCTCAAAAGGGTTTAAAAGACAAAAAGCGAAACTCTTTTTGAATAATCTATACGGGAAATTTGCCATGTCGGATAACTCTTCCTATAAAGAGCCATATCTTGATGAAGATGGGGTTATTAGATTTATCTTGCATGAAGAGCATGAAAAGAAAGTGGGGTATATCCCAATTGGCAGTGCTATTACATCTTATGCCATGAATTTTACAATCCGTCACGCTATGGCAAATTATGACCGCTTTTGTTATGCTGACACCGATTCGATTCATTTAATTGGGCTCGACAAAGCGAACAAGGTTGTAGAACACCCGACAAATTTTTGTTGCTGGAAATGTGAAAGTACTTTTGATTTTGCGTATTATGAACGACAGAAAACCTATGCAGAGCATATAGTTGAAGAGAATCATGTGCCTTGTGAACCTTATCTTGACATTAAAGCGTGTGGCATGAGTAGCCAAGCCAAGCAAAAATTTATTGAAGAGGGAAAAAATATTTCAGAGTTATCACAAGGACTGAATATGGAGTCTTGCAACTTAAAGGCAGAGCGCGTGAAAGGTGGTATTTTATTAAGAAATAAAGACTTTAAAATCCACACTCAAAAAGATAAAAAAATTATGATATAATGCTTGACTATATTTTAGTGTCGTGTTATTATAATAATGTAATAAATAAAGTGGAAAAAGGAGGAACAAAGATGGGTAAAAAAATTGAACATCCGTTAAACAGCTTGTACGGGGTAAGCTCAATGTCACATAGTAGTAATGTAAGAATTGACACAAATTTAAAAAACGCTGAGATTACGGCTAAACTTATCACTATTAGTGATGGTTTTTTATATGCTGATACAGATAGTATATATGTAAGAGATTTAGATAAAAAATAAAAATTATAATATAACACTTGACTATATTTAGTCGTTGTGTTATTATAATGTAGTAAATAAAACATATTACATTGCAATTCACACTCAAAGAAAGCAGAAAAAAGGAGGAAAAAAGATGATTACAAGGACATTAGTCATAGCGGAGGTTTCTGTAGAAAGAATCTACAAAGACAAGGAGACAGGTGAAATTAAGAAAGATTGCTTTGACGAGAAATTGCCAAACTGCAAGACAAGAGACAAAGCGGAAATCTTGATTGAAAAGCAGTACAAAGGAGACATCATTTTCATTTTAGACATTAAGTTTAAAATGGAAAAACGCGCAATGACAGACGAACAGTTCTTATTAAATTCAGATGTTAAGGATGAAAAAATTGTCACCGAAGCAGAGTTGCAGGAAATGAAAAAGGAAGATTAATAGGAAAAACAGGAGGTAAATTATTATGGTAGAAATCAAAGAAATGAGTAGAGAGTTTACAAAGGTAGAGAAATATCTTATGACAACTGCGCCAGATATTGAGCCATTAAAGAATATTGATGACGGAGAATCTATTCCAATTGACGGATATCTTATCTTTGATGATATCAAAGATAACGGAGATGTGCAGGAGATTATCAGCATTATCACACCAGATAAAAAAGTCTACTCAGGACAGTCTGTAACCTTTAGACAGTCTTTGAAAGATATTGAAAACGTGATGGAGGGTGAGAAGTTTTCTATCATTAAAATTAGCGGAAAAACAAAAGTAGGACGCGATTATATTAATTGCATCTTAGACGTATCAAATTTATAATATGATGCCGTGAGAATACCATTTTATGTTCTCTTCTTCTAAAAGGGGTGGCTATATGCCACCTCTTTTTAAACAATAAATGTTTCAAGTGAAACATTGGGAGGTGTTAAAATGAAAAATGATGGTTATTATCATTGCGATAGATTATTAACTTTAAAAGATAAAAATGGGAAAACACCCGATATATATATTGTCGATGGTAATAGAACAGCTGGGAAAAGTTATTCTATTAAATGTAGACAAGTTTCCGATTTTTTAAAAGATAAATACAGACCCGAAAATCAGTTCATTTATTTATATAGAAATGTCATTGATATGACAGAATGTGCAGATACATATTTTGGCGATATCGCGGAAGCATTTGACGGTTATGTTATGACTGAAAAGCGTTTGATGCGAGGCTCATTAGTACAGTTATTTATCAATGAAGAGCCATGCGGTTATTGTTTGGCTTTAAATGTCGCAAGAAAATATAAAAAAATGCGTGGACTGTTTGTCAATATACGCTCTATATTTTTTGATGAGTATCAAGACGAAGATAATATATATTTGCCAAATGAAGTGAATAAGTTATTATCTTTATGCACCACAATCAGTTCTGGTCATGGTAAACAGCATAGAAGAGTGATGTTATATATGTGCTCAAATACAGTATCACTATTAAATCCTTATTATAAGGAGTTTGGTATCAACAAAATGTTAAAAAAAGACACAAAATTTTTACGGGGCGATGGTTGGGTGTTTGAGCGAACTTACAATGAAAATGCATCAACAGCATATCAAGAAAGTGGTATTGCACGAGCTTTTAAAAATGCTAGTTATAATGCGTATGCAAGTGAAAATAAATATCTAAACGATAATGAATGTTTAATTGGTAAGCCAAGTGGAAAATCACGTTATATTTGTACAATTAAATTTAATGATAGCCTGTATAATGTCAGAAAATATGATGCTTGTATATATGTATCAACAGGTGCAGACGATAGTTTTCCAACGAGAATATGCTTTACAAAAACTGATGTCATAGACAATACGACTATTCGTGTCAATTCAACACATTATATCGTTACGATGCTGAGGGAATATTTTAACAGGGGGTTGCTTTTATTTGAAAATTTGGAGTGTAAGAACATGATATTTGATGTCATATCATTTTAATGTTTCACGTGAAACATTGACAGTTTTAATGATATATGTTATTATAATGCTGTACCCAAAATAATACAAGCATTGTAATTGATATACACGCACATAGACAAGTAGTCTGATATCAATTTTTTGGCGTTGCGTTCCCTTTGCATTGATTATTTTGTAACGTACACAATATGTTTCACGTGGATAATGTTTCACGTGAAACATTTTTTGTTTACAAACAATATTATTTGTGTTATGATAGAAAAAGGGAGGTGATATCATGATACAGGAAATCATGACAATGATTAACACATTAGGCATACCAACAGCTGTAGCTATTGCTTCTATGTGGTATGTGAAATATCGAGAGGATAAAAATGATGAACGCCTAGAGAAGTTGAATGAAGCGCATAAACAGGAAATGACAGATATCACAGAAGCGCTAAACAATAACACATTAGCGCTTCAAAGAATCTGTGATACGTTTGAACAGAAAAGGGAGGATTAAACATGACAGTAAAAAAAGCAGTAGACATATCGTATCATAATGGTATTATTGATTTTGAACGGTTAAAAAATACCGTTGACTATGTGATTATTCGTTGCGGATATGGGCAGGATATGACCTCACAAGATGATAAACAGTGGGCAAGAAATGTAAGTGAATGTGAAAGACTAGGAATCCCATACGGTGTATATTTCTATTCTTACGCAAAAACCACAGCTAGCATCGAGGGTGAAATCAATCATTGTCTTAGATTGTTACAAGGACACACACCTAATCTACCTGTCTTTTTTGACAGCGAAGAAAAAGGGACACAAAGAGTAGCAAAGCACAACGCAAAGCGCTTTTGTGATGCAATGCTAACGCATGGATATAAAGCAGGAATCTACGCTAGTAAATCATGGTTTGAGAGTTATATCGGTGAAACATGGGGATATGATTTGTGGATAGCTAGATACTCGAATGTGTTAGGTGTAGATAATGTTGATATTTGGCAGTATTCTAGTAACGGGTCTGTTGATGGTATTAACGGAAGATGTGATGTGAACCACGTTTACAAAGACTACGGAGTTTCAAGTGCTACACCTACTACACCGCCTCCGTCTACTAGTCACTCAAAACCAAGAAATGAATTGATTGCTTTAGGGCAACAGCACGCCATTAATTTTACGGGTGTTCAAATCGCTGTTGACGGCATTGTTGGAAGAAACACTAAAAGAATGGCGGTTCGTGTAGTGCAGAGAGCAATGAATGAGGACTATGGCTATACCATTGCAGAAGACGGCATTGTAGGTAAAAAAACAAGGGCAAAAGCAGGAAAACATTATGTAAAAAGGGGTGAAACTCAGTATCTTGTGACAGCACTGGAAATCATATGTTTGTTACAGGGAAAAGACCCGAACGGAGTAGAATGCCCTGGGACATTTGGCGGAGGACTGGCACGCGCTTGTGGAACTGAATTCGTTTACGCAAAAGATATGTTATATATGCTTTAATTTTTTATTCACGTGGAACAAAATGTTTCACGTGAAACATTTAAGGAGGATAGCAAATGCCAAATATTAATGTAGCCTATCAGTGGGCGGTCAATGCGTGCAATGCCCCCAACATTGGATATTCTCAGCAATACCGAAGAGGGCAGACCGTGAACGGTATTACTTATTATGACTGTAGCTCTTTTATTTCAAAAGCACTTACAGAAGGTGGGTTCTTTTCAGTGAATCCATGGTTCACCACAAGAACAGAGGAGGGATATCTATTACAGGCAGGATTTAAAGAGATTAGTATCAATGAGGCTTGGCAGGCAGGGGACATTGTATGGCGTAGTGGTCATACAGAAATGGTGTATAGTGGGAACGGCGTTGGGGGTGGCGGTGTCACTATGGGAGCGCACAGTGGGCGTTATCCATTACCCGAGCAGGTCAGCATTAATACATATGTTTCCAAACCGTCCGCATGGACAAAGATATATCGTTATGGCGACAGTGCAGGAATGCCCCTTGAATGGATTCATGGAAACCGTTATCTTACAGAAGATGAGATGAAAAACAATGCTTATGTTTTCTATAGTACCATGTTTTTCAAAGATTTCACTTTGAACGCCATTGCAGGAATGTTGGGGAATATGGAGATAGAATCTAATATCAACCCTGAATTATGGCAGTCCTTAAAAGAGGGGAACTATAATGGTGGCTATGGTCTTGTACAGTGGACACCAGCTACAGTCTATACAGATTGGGCGAACGCTCACGGGTACGATATCACAGATGGTTATTATCAATGTGTTTGGCTTGATGATGAAACTGTAAGTAGTGGACAATGGATAGAAACAATAAAATATCCAGTATCATGGGAAGAGTTTCGAAAGTCCACAAAAGAACCCGATTATCTCGCGTCTGTATTTTTAAAAAATTTTGAGCGTGCAGGAGTTGAAAAAGAAGAGGAAAGAAAAAAGAACGCGTTAAAATGGTATGCGTATTTACAGACATTATCGCCATACCCAGTACACCCACATGGAAAAAAGAAAAAAATGCCTCTTTACTTTTTCTTTCCGTGGTGATATAATTAAAACTGTAAAAGGGTAATAAATAAAAAGGAGGATATTTACATGGATTTTAATGAAGCTTTAAACGAATTAATTGACGCTGTAGCAGACGTTGAGGAACACGGTGACGCGATTGAAGTTTTACAGAATTATGAGGGAGAAAGAGACGGAGAAACAGACAGCGACTGGAAAGACAAGTATTTAAAGCTAGAGAGCGAGTATAAAAAGCGCTTTAAGGAAAAAATGGCAGAGGGTACGACTCGTGCAGATGATAAAGGCGAGTCAAAAGACGAAACAGAAGAAAAAATTACCGTTGAAGATTTGGACTTTGACGGTAAGACAGAGTAAGGAGGTTTTAACAAATGGCAGACGCAACAAATAAAAACATTTTAAAAGCAGTCAAACAGGAACTTTCTTTCGAGGTTCAGAACCACTTGCCTGTGGAAGTCTCAGACAATTTACAGGCTGTCTATGATAACATTCTGAATTTTGCTCCTGTTCGGAACGAAATTGTTCCGTCATTAATTAACCGCATCGGTATGCAGACGGTGGACAGTATCGCGTGGAGAAATCCGTTAGCACGATTTAAGAAAGAGCCAATGCGTTATGGTGAGACACACGAAGAAACTTATGTAAATATGTGCAAAGGTCGTGTCTATGATTCACAGGCAGACTTTAAATTCGCTTTTCAGCTGTATCAGTCTTACATTATGAGCGTATTCCATAATGTAAATCTTGAAATTCAGTACCCAGTCACGGTTACATATGACAACTTGAGAAAAGCTTTTACAAGTGAGTATGGCATCCGTGATATGATTATGGCAAAAATGGAGAGTGCTATCACAGGGGCGAACTGGGACGAGTATCTCGCTATGCGTGATTTAATTAATGTGGGGTATGAAAAAGAGGCACTTCCAGCAGTGACTGTTGACGCGATTGTAGATGAAGCATCAGCGAAAAAGTTATTGATTGAGGTAAAGCGAGCTGTCGGAGAGTTTGGCTTCCCATTACCCGAAAACAACCCAGCAGGAGCAACGTCACACGCTATGCCAACGAACTTGATTTGGATTACAACACCAGAAGTTAACGCACAGATTAGTGTTGATGCTTTAGCGTATGCGTTCCATATGGACAAGGCAGACGTAGCAGTTCAGACCGTGATTGTAGACAAGTTTGCAAACAGCGCTATACAGGGAGTTCTTTGTGATGTTCGATTCTTCAATGTGCGCGACCAATTCAAAGAAATGACAGACCAAAGACTTGCAAACGTCTTATCTTGGAATTACTTCTATACACAGGTGGAAATGGTCAGTGCAAGTCCTTTCTACCCAATTCGCGTATTTACAACAGACGAAGTGGTTGAAAAACCAACCTTGTCCGTGACAGCAGGAACATACACAGCAGGACAGACACAGGAAGTTGCAGTTACAGTCACAGCTGGAAAAGGCACATATCACCAGAATTTGGTGACTCTTGAAGTTGACAGCGGTGCAACCTCAGCAAAGACTTACGTTATCCCAGGGACACATTTACTTCATACGGGAGCAGACGAGACAGGAACGATTGTGTTGAAAGCAATCTACAGACCAGACGAGACTATCACAAAGACGGCAAGTTTTACAAAAGCGTGATAATTAACGGAGGTGTTTATCTATGATAAATTTACCAACACAAGGAGGGGTTGCACCACGCAACCCCGAAACAAAATTAAGGTTATACAGCGGTGTGCCATGGTCTGACGAATATGAACACGTTAGACTGTACAACTCGAAAGAAGATTTGCTAAATCATTTAGAGTTGTATCGTAAACATATCAACGGTGTTGATTTGTCACACCTTGCACCCATTAAACTAGGAAATTATGATATCCGTGTGCCGTTCACAGAAATGAAAGCACTTAATCTCAATTATTTAGCTTTTCAGAATAGTGGGATATCTAACGAATGGGTCTTTTGCTTTATTGATTCTATCGAGTGGCTATCCGAAAAAACAACTAGAATCAATTTTTCTTTAGACGTTTTTCAGAATAACTTCTATGATGCAAATATCAAGCCTTGCTTTGTGGAGTATCATCACATTCCAAGAAGTAAAGACGAGATAGGCGCAAATCTGATACCAGTGAATATTGAAACTGGTGAAACGATTGTGTCACGTCATAAAAAATTAGACTTGACACCAACAGAGTGTTGCGCTTTTGTTACAAGAGGAACAGCCGAACAAAGTTGGTTCGAGGGTCGTGTGGAAAATGGTGTATATTGCTGGGGCAGTATTGGGCATTATGATGTGACCACAGAAGATGGTCTGAAAGGAATCAACACATTATTGGAAGATTACAACAACCAAGGCGCACAAGATGCAGTTATCGGTCTGTTTATGTCCCCTAAATTATGTACGCTTGCTTTAGGTGGAAAAGAAATAAAGCCTAAAATAACAAGTATGCAGATATCTGACAATGTGTTTGAGGGTTATAAACCAAAAAATAAAAAGTTATACTCCTACCCATGGCTATTCTGTCTAGCTGACAACAATCAAGGGAACACACATATATATAGATATGAATACAGTTACAACCGAGATAAATCTCTCGAATTTGACAGCTATGGGACAATCGCAACATTGCCACAAGTTCTCACAGCACCTAAAAACTATAAGACGCGCGAAGAATTAGGGCATGGACTAATGAATGAAGCGCTTATTAACTCCTCTTTTCCAATGTGTTCGTTCTCCTCTGACACATATCGTGCATGGCTAGCTCAAAACAAAAGTTCTATAGCCCTATCACAAGTCCATACTGCCATTGATGCTACCATAGGGACAGGCACAGCGATAGCAGGGTTAGCAGGAGGAAGTTTACAGGGAGGGCTTAATGGACTAGGTAAAACAACGAACGCTTTTTGGGACTCTCTTGGAATGTTAGCAAATCAGACAGACAGAGCCAGAAACGCTGGGGTTACACATGGAAAAGCTTTGTCAGAAAATGTGTTGACAGGTATCAAAGAGTGTGGTGTTGATTTCTATGAAATGTCATGCAAAAAACAATTTGCAGAAATGGCAGATAGTTTCTTCGAGCAATTTGGATATCCAATCAACAAAATCACAACACCTTATTTGCAGTCAAGAGCACATTGGAATTATGTAAAAACCTCACATTGCGGTTTTACAGGCGATATTGATTTAGACCAGTTAAAGAAATTGCGAAATATATTTGACAATGGTGTGACTTTGTGGCATACTGATGATATAGGGAACTACGGTCTATCAAATAGCTAAAGGAGGCGTATATAAGTGAGAAATCCGTTACGAATTTTTGAACGAAATATCAATAAAAATAAAAACAGTGATTTTGAAACAATAAAATCTATCTTTTTTTATGATATTTTCGATATATTTGTAAACAGGTACAAATGGAACAATCTACCTAAAGAAATTTTACCCATGTACATTGAACAAACATTATTTTGGCATGGTTTGGGTGTATTCATCAAGGACAATATTGCAGGGTATGCATTCATGAATGTTTCATTATCGGGTTTACCCGATATTTATAATATTCCACGAGACAGAATCGCTTATACCGCAAATGGATATATTGAAGAATACGGCAAAGAAAACAGTTGTATCTTATGGAATAATTACTCGACTATGCCGTATTACTATAAGGCGTTAATGTATGCAGATGCAATGGCGAATACTTGGAAAACAAAGTGTATTAATATGTATGCACAGCGTACGCCTGTTGTTCTTTCTTCTTCTGACAACGAAAAAATGAGCTTTGAAATATTGGGTGAAATGTATGATAATTATTTACCTGTATTAAAAGTTTCTGATTCGTTAAATTTGAAAGATATTAAAGCATTGAACATGGGCGCCCCTTATATTGTGGATAAATGCGAGCAAGAATTGAGAGATTTATGGTCGCAAGTGCTAACCTCTTTAGGTTATGAAAGCAACCCAGTAGAAAAAGGTGAACGCCTTGTAACAGGTGAGACTGCAGGAAATAACGGACAGGTAGAAGCAAATCGAAACGTAGGACTGACGTTAAGAAGAAGATGTGCAAATGCTATCAATGACTTATGGGGTCTTAATGTAACAGTTGATTTCAATAGCGAATTGCCTACCATGTTAAATGGATATATCCCCGACAAGTATATGCAAAAAGGGAAAGAGGGTGACGAAATTGAGTAAATACACTACTACTGTTAAAGAAATCTGTGAAAGCTTTATCCCAGCACAAGAACTGTGGAGCATGGATTTATCTGTGCAAAGAATCATTGACAAAACACAAGAAAATTTTTTTGATTTTGATTTTCCTTTTTACTCAGAGGACAGAAAAGACCTGTATACCTTTAAAACGTATTTTTTACTTAGATATTGGAATAATTATATAGGCTTTGAGACGCTAGGAATGTGGAAAACTGCTTTTATGGCAAAAATGCATGAATTGACACCGTATTATACAAAACTGTATAATGCAATTCAAAACGATAACCCTTTTACAAATATATATGTAACATTCACAGAAACAGAAAAAGGAAATGAAAAAACAACAACTAACTCGACAGATGCAGGAAACAGTGAGGTAAAAAACAATCAAAACTACCAGAATATTGACAGCGACAACCCACAAGTGACAGTTGCAACACAAGATTATGCAAGTGCTATGACTAGAGGCGAAACTGTTAATAATACCACAACAAGTGCAAAAAATAATCATGCAGGAAACGACAACAAAGACAGCAAAAGAGACAGAGAAACAAAAGAAAAAGGACTAAGAGGGAAATCAACGAGTGAAGCAATAGCAGAATATCGCGAGCAGATACAAAATATCAATAGAGAACTTGTGGAAGCTTGTCGTGATTTATTCATGAAAGTTTGGTAAAAAGGAGGTGAAATACATGGCAAATGAATTAAAGCCTTTAGTTCCTTTACTTTGTTGTGATATACCTAGTGTTTATAGTAACAAACAGAGCTATTACGAGTGTTTGTGCTATATAGGATATAAAGTAAACGAGTGCATTGAAGCAATAAACGGTTTTACAGATGCATATAAACAATATACAGACGAAAAAATTGTAGGGTTGAAAGCCTATATTGACGGTCTTAACACTGATATCTATAAGCACATTGAAGAAGTAGAAAAAAATATCCGAGAGGACATGAACGCTAAAGACACTGAGCTTGATGAAAAAATCAATAAAGTTAAAACAGAATTGTCTGATAAAATTAGCAGTTTAAACATTCTTATTTACCAATTAAACGATGAAACAAGAAAACATATTGACAGTGAAGTTAAAAAACTTTATGATTATATTAATAATTATGTGCCTACTAATATGCAAGTGTTAAACCCTGTAAAGGGATATTACACAAGTTTAAATCAAGCATTGGGTGATATGTATAATAATCTACGTTATTATGCTTTAACTTGTATTGAATTTGATTCATTAAATTTAACTTGCACTGAATTCGACAACTTATTACTTAGTTGCACTAATTTTGATTTATATGGTGCAAAAAGATTCCGCGTTGATAGTAACTTATATATGCATGACCCTTTTACCGGGAAATATGTGTTCTATCAAGATGTTATTTATAAACTCGCAGAGTTACACTTTAATAACCCTATCACAGCCAGCGAATTTGACGCTTTATTATTAACCGTAACAGGTTTTGAAGCTAAAGCATTAAGTGCTTACACATTCGATAGTAACGCCAAAACAGCATTAAAATTATAATTTAAGGAGGACAAAACATGAGTTCAACAAACAAAACAACTTACTATGATTTAAACCAGTATATTGGAACTGACAAGCCGACGTATTTAGGCGACTATAATTCTGACATGTCTAAAATTGATGCAGGAATCCATGAAGTACAGGAAACAGCCACAACATCTAATCAGACAGCAGGGGCAGCCGAAGCTAAAGCTAGTACAGCTTTAGAAAACACTAAAACAAATTCAACAGATATTAAAAATTTACAATCGTCTGTTGCAGGAATTAGCGCTAGTAATGTTACAAGAGACGCTAATATTACTAAGGCACAAAGTGATGCCACTAAGGCTAATGACTCAGCGCTAGAGGCTAAACAAAGTGTTAGTAATCTAGCGCTAACTGTTAAATCGTGGGAAAAAATAGCAGAGGGTTCGGGTGAAAAATATACCTCAAAAATTAACAGGGCATTAAGACTTGTAATGATTAATTATAACACATCAGCGTCAGGCGATACTGATAGAAGAGTGCTATTTAAAATACCGAACTTTAGTTGTGAAGAAGATGTAGCGTTTACTGGTATTGTTATCACAAACCCTAGCGGTATAGAAACATTAGGAATCAATGATTTTAAATTAAAAACAAACGGTGAAGTTGTTTTCAACGACGCAAATTCATATAGACCTTATGTATTCGCGGGGTGCAGACTATCAGTAATGCTTGCATACTAATAAAAATAATAGGGCTGGCTTAAAAG